ATGCCGCGTGCAGTACCTTGCTTATCACGCCGAACCAGAACTTGAGCCCCGCCCACAGACTGCGCACGTAAGCGAGGACGAAGGGGCCGATGCGCGCCCAGACCCACTTGGCCGCCGCCCAGACCTTGTCCCAGACCACCTTGATGCCCTTCCAGATGGCGTCGAGGCTGGGCTTGATGGCCGTCCAGACCGTGCGTACCACGGTGACGATGCCGTGCCACAGGGCTTTCCAGAAGTTGCGGAACCACGCACACCGCGTCCACAGCAGGACGAAGATGGCGACCAGCGCGACGATGCCCACGATGATGAGCCCGAGGGGGTTCGCGGTGAGGGCCGCGTTCCACAACCACTGCGCGGCGGCGACGACCTTCGTGGCGACTGCGTTGGCGAGCTTGGCGGCGGTGTTGGCGATGGTCACGGCGGTGTCCTTGATGGTGCCGGCCGCCGACCCGGCGAACGAGGCGACCGCGGAGACGCCGACCTTGAGCCCGCTGGCTGCCTTCGAGACCCCTGATTGGATTGCCGATTTGAGGCCGGTAAACGCCTTGGGTGCGAGGGTCTTGACGCTCGCCAACGCATTCTCGACCGCCGTCTTGAGCTTGGTCGTGAATCCTTTGGCCCCGCCCTTCAAGTCGGCCCCGTCGAACATCTTCTTGAGACCCTCGCCGAACTTCTTGAAGCCTCCCGGCATACTGCCAAAGGCCTTGCTCATGTTGATGATTGCGCCCACGCCCTGCGCCATCTTGCCGAAGAGGATGAGAAGGGGGCCGATGGCGGCCGCGACGAGGGCGATCACGAGGACTGTCTTCCTCTGGCCTGTGTTCAACTCAAGGAACTTATTGAACAGCTTAGTCAGCCACTTCACGGCCTTCGTCAGCCAGGGGATGAGGATAGTGCCGACCGCGATGGCGATGGTCTCTAGTGACCCCTTGAGCTGCTCCCACTGCCCGGCGAGGCCCTTGGTGCGCGCCTTCGCCATGTCGGTCGCGGCGTTCTGGTTCGAGGTCGCCTTGACATATTTGTCGATGCCCGTTGCACCCTCTTTCATCAGGACGGTCGCTGCGCGCGTCGCGTCGCTGCCGAATATGGCCGACATGGCAGCGATGCGCTGCGCCTGCGAGAGTCCTCCCATCTTGGTCTTCAGGATTTCGGCAACCTGACTGATGGACTTGATGCTGCCGTCTTGGTTGACGAAGCTCATGTCGAGGGCTTTCATCGCAGCAGTCGCCGTCTTTGTGGTCGGCACAAGTCGCGAGAGGAAGGTCTTGAGGGAGGTGCCCGCATCCGAGCCTTGGATACCCGCATTGGCGAAAGCCGCCAGTACCCCGGTCGTTTGTTGCAGCGATAGCCCCGCGTTCGTGGCTCCGGGGCCGACCTGACTGAGAGCCAGCGCCAGCGACTCGACCGAGGCCGTAGAGGCGTTGGCCCCGCCCGCGAGCGCGGCAGCGATGGCCGGCGCATCCTTCGCAGAGAGGTTAAACATATTCATGGCGGCGACCGTAGTGTTGGCGGCCGTCGCCAGGTCGAGACCTCCGGCCGCCGCGAGGTCGAGCGCTGCCTTGAGACCGCCCGCCTTAATCTGCGCAGCGGTCATGCCGCCTTTGGCCAGTTCAAGCATCGCCTGCCCGGCTTCGCCCGCGCTGAACATCGTGTCGGCGCCCATCTTGAGGGCGTACTTGCCGAGGTCGGCCATCTCCGCCTTCGTCGCTCCAGCGGCGGCCTGCACCTGATTCATCGTCGTCTCGAAGTTGGCGGCCACCTTCACAGCGTAGGCGACCCCAGCGAGCACCGGCAGGGTGATGCCGAGGGCCATCTTCTTGCCTACCCCGGCTACAGCCCCGCCGACGTTGTTGAGCTTCTGCGCAGTCGTCTGCGTGGAGGCGATCTCCTTCCTCGTACGGGCCATGCCCGCCTCGAAGTCGCGCGTGGAGGCGCGCACCACGATGACCAGGTCAGAGAGGTTCACGAGTCACCACCTTGGCGCCCAGCGAGTGCGCCAGGCGCATGATGTCGGGGGCGAGAGTCGGACCAGGGTCGGACCTGGACAGGAGGAAGTCCTCGAGCTTGGTATCCTTCGCGCCCTGCGCCGCCGCGATGATCTGACAAATGGAGGCCGCGCGGTAGTCGGCGCGGCGTTCGCCGAACGGCTCGATCCCCTCGTAGACTGCCCACTCGCTCAACTCCCTGCTGCTCATCCTGCGGCCGAGCTCGGCGACCGACCAGCCCAGAGCGAGGGCTAGTCGGAACTGGAAGCGCCGTCCCGGCCGTCGGAGTTTCCCTCAAGGCTCGCTACGTCCTCGGGGCTCAGGCCGCTGGCCTTGGCGCACGCCTCGAAGATACGGTTGACCGGCAAGGCGTTCTTCTTGCCGAGGGCATCGGCGTCTTCGTTCTGGAAGGTGCGCACCCCAGTCTCGGGATCGACCACGCAGCGCACGATGAGCTTGGCGCGGAAGTTGTGCTTGTCGATCTCGCCGTTGTCGTCGCTCACCGCCGCCTCGAAGGCATCTCGCCCGGCGGCGGTCATGGGCTTGACGAAGACCTTACCGCCCCACTCGGGGACGGCGACCTCGACCAACGGCAGGTCGGGGGCGGCCATGATGTCGTCGCGCTGCAGCAGGGCAACGGCCTTGGCCGCAGGCGCCTTCTTGTCGGTCATCTCGACCTCCGGTTCGTGGGCATCTCGCCCATTGTGTAGGCAGCTCAGACGATGATGAACAGCGCCAGCTTCTTGGTGCCGGTAGGCGTGCCGGCCGCCGTATAGATGCACTTGGCGACGTCGCCGGCGTCGTAGGTCACGCTGCCGGCGTCGACGCTGCCGTCGAACTCCTTGATGATCAGACGCGAGTCGGTGACCTTCCACGGCAGGCCGACGGCCTTGGTCACGCCCAGCGAGACGGTGTCGGCGGCGGTCACGGCGCAGGGCACGTCCATGGTGGCTACCGTCTTGAAGGCCTTGACGCCGGGCACCGTGGCGGCGCTGTTGAGTGCGATCGTGTCGCTGATCGGCAGACCGTTGATGTTCGTGCCCCAGACCGTCACGTCGCCGGTGAGCGTGGTCTGTCCGGCCATGCCCCCCTTGATCTCTACGGGCTGCGGGCAACGGGCCATCTCGGTGCGCAGGAGGCTGATGGCTACCGTCTGTCCCACGAGGTTCCACGTAGCGCCCGTGAGATGCGTCTCGCGGACCGTCCCGCGGTAGCCGCGGGTGACTGCGTAGGTCGGCGCGCTGCTGATCGACGTGACCAGGACGAGCTCGTCGCTGACGGCGTCCTGCAGGATGTCGCCGAGGGCGACGGTGCCGGTCACGGTGACCTTGAGCTGGTTGTTGCTGGCGAGGGCGCTGCCGAGAAAGCTGGTAGTGGCCGCTGTCTTGGCGTAGGTGACGACCAGCGTCACGGCCGCGTGCAGGCCGACGTAGGTGGCGTTCAGCGGGATGCAGTCGTAGCTTTGCAGCTGGCAGACCCTGGTGCCTGAGATTGCCATGGCACTCCTTTCCAGGTATGTGCGGTTACGGCGTGAGGACGACTTCGCCGGTGACCTTGAGCTTGATGTCGCAGCTGACCACGCCGTTGACCGGAAAGTCCGGCCCGATGCCGGACACGTTGGCGTCGAAGGCGAGCACGCTGCCGGCCGGGGTCGTGAGCGTGAAGCTCGTCAGGGCGCCGGTGCCGTAGGCGTCCCAGAGGGCGGCGTGCGAGCCGTCGCCGGGCGCCCAGTTGATCTTGAAGGAGACGTCGCCGCTCTTCTTGAGCCCGCCGATCAGCTCTTCGTAGTCGGCGGGGCTGTCGTGGCTGGTCACGTCGATGTCGTCGCGGCTCAGCTCCGGCCCCTTGATGTCGCCGACTTCGGCGACCGTGCCGAATGAGGCGATGGCGAGCAGGGTTCCGTGCGACTTGGTGGCGATGGTCATGTCACTTCCTCCTTTTGGTGCTTGGCGGCGACGTGCTCTGCCATCGCCTTCGGGTCGAACGTCGAGTAGTTACAGGACAAGCATTGGTAGCGGATCGTGCCTGCCCAGCGCAGTTCGCGCCAGGGGCGCCGCTTCGCTACCTTCTTCACCGTCATGGCGCCTCCTCATCGAACCATGTATAAGCCTCGACGATGACCCGCCAGAGGGTTTCGTCGGCGCCCGCGTCGGCGTCGTGGACGGATACCTGCTGCGCGGCCAGGGGCGCGGCCACCAATGCGGCGCGCAGGGTGTCGGCGAGCGCCTCGACCTCGTAGTGGGTCTCGCCCCAGCAATCGAACTGCCAACGGCACTTGAGCTGCCCGCCCCAGCCCGAGTGCGAGGCCGCCTCCGTGCTCGTGGCTACGCGCCGGTAGACGACGCAGGGCAGGCGGTCGTGGGGAGTGGAAGGCGTGCCCTGCGGCAAGCGCATCGGGAAGATGCGCGCACCGACGGCTGCCGCGAGCGGGCTAGCGCCGCCGCCGTAGAGGCTCGCGTAAAGGTCTTCCGAGGGAGTCGGCATCTCAGCCCTCCGCCGGCGAGGCCGGCCCGGTGAGAGAGCCGCCGGCCTTGCCGAACGAGACGCAGGCAGC